ATTGGCCGAGCCACTTCTCCCACAGCTTACTCTTATCGTACTCCATGTAGGTGTCTTTCACCAAGTCATTACACACCACAAACAGCAGTGCAGCGCGAACTTTTTTGATCTGTGGGTAACGTGCCATGAGCGCCAGAGCCATCAACTCTAACTGCCCCTTGTCTGCATACTTAGAAGACTTGCCCGTCTTGTAGTCCACAACTGTTGCCACTTCGTCATTCAGTATCACCAGATCAGCGATACCACGGAACCAAACATCAGAGGCGTAAAAGTCACAAGCCTCTAGGTTCTCCGTGATACCCATCTTTATCTCGCATAGCTTGTCACCCTTCCTATCCTTCAAAGATGTTAGGGCTTTGGCCGCAAAACTAAACTTCGCAGGCACAGGTACGTCCTTGGAAATGAAGTCTTCTGCCATCTTGTGAAACTCGTTGCCGTACAAGATAGCTTCTGTCTGCACAAACGGCACCTCCTTCAAGACGTGTTTGTGGTAGAACTGTTTAGGGCACTGCTCAAAATCTTTGATCTTGCTGAAGGACCACGGCCATACTTTATGTGTCATCGGAATAATTTACTTTCCCACTGGCACACTTGGTTTATGTGCGTGTGTTTTGTAGTGGGTTGAACCATACCAACTTTCTCAACCCAACCTAGCTTCCGCAATGAGGTCATCATCGCACCCCAAACATTGTGATGGTGCGGGTCGGCCATCCCTTGCGCCCTGCAAAACGCGCAAATCTTACCGCCTTCCACATAACGATTTTTAGCTAGGTAGTTAGCGGCGTTATGGTAATATTCTTTTTTCCAATCGTCGTCCGCATTAACGTAGGCACGTTCTATCTCCGCGGCTATAAACTCATGTCGATCATCCATTATTCACACTCCCCATATGATTTGCCCGTGCCACTCTCACAGGTGATCGGTAGTCCATCAGCCCAATCAGGCGTCTGGCTCATACATTCTTCGACGTATGCCCGTGCTTCATCTAGCTCTTCGTCTCGTACACAAGCCACAACCGAGTCATGTACTGTTAGCACAACTTTGTATCTCTTGGCAATGAGTAACATTTGGTGGCCTATGATGCACCTTGCAACCGCTTGGCACACGTTCTCCACAACCTTCCCGCCGTATATACGGTTCGGACCTTTTCGGGTCTTGTAGGTGTACTCTGGACCTCGTTCACCCTGCTCCGCTGCCAACCCATGATAGAACATAGGTAGCCCAGAAGGTAAGATTATTGAGCTGGTAGGTGCGTCTACTTTCAACACGCCCTCCTTACCAAACTGCAAACTGTCGCCCCGCTGCATGTACTGCACCATGTTGTTGGCATCTCTCCACAACTGACTAATAGCTCCGTTGGCATCGCGGTACACCTGTATGATACGCCGCGCTTCATCTAATTCTATGTAGACGCCCATGCCTTGCAACTGCGCTTGGAACTTCGGTGCGCCCATGCCGTACCCTGCACCGAGAATAGTGGTCTTGCCCACGAACCTTTGGTCTTTGTTTACCCCATCTACTGGCACGTTATAGATGCTGGACGCCATGTACTTGTATACGTCCTCACCATCTGCGAACTGTTTGGTCAGATCATCCTGCCCTGCAAGCCACGCCAATACCCGTGCCTCAATCTGCGAACTGTCACAGTCGATCAGCGAATACCCTTCAGGCGCTATGATGCTGCCCTTTAACTTCTTACCGTTAGGCCCACGGCTAGGCAGGTTCTGTAGGTTGATCTTGTCATCCCCACCCCACCTGCCTGTATGCGCAGCATAGTATCTTACAGGAACGGGCAGACGCCCCCGGTCAGCGATGTCTATGAACCGCTGTGTCCGTGTCTCTTCCAACGTGGATTTCGTGCCGAGCCGTGCAGCTACCAACGACTGCACACGATCATCCTCATGTTCTAACAAAAGTTTGAACGCCTCGTCACTCTTGGCAAAGGCGTAGGTCTCTTTCTCTGTGGTAGGGCTGATCTTCATAGGAGGCTTGACGCCGAAACCTTTTAACAGCTCTGCGAACTTCGGGTTGGACATCAAGTCTTTCTTATCCGTCACCCCCGCAGCTTCTAGCAGCTTGGCCTTACGATCTTTCACATCCTCTAGGTGCGACCGCAACAAGTCCCTATCCAGCTCCAACATCGGTTCGGTAAACATCCGCAGGGTGGCGTCAATCAAACGTAACTCTTGGCGGGGAAACTGTTTGGCCATTATGCTAAACAACTTATAGGTAAGGTCCACGTCATTGACGCAGTAGTCGCCGTACCGCTCTAGTTCTTCGGGTGCAAAATCTCCACGCCGTTTTCCGAGTGCGTTGAGTACCTCGTGCCCCTTAGTGCCGACACCGTACCTCTCAGAAACCGCAGCGAGACTTGCGCGAGCTTCAGTCCCATGTAGAGCACGGGCAATACACAGAGTATCGGTATACATGCGAGGACGAATATCAAAACGCCAGTTAAGAATGGCACCATCAAACATAGTATTATGGCAAAGTAACATAGCATTATCCCAAGGGAAGGTCTTGAGGTATTTCTTAATCTGTTCGTGCGTCCCACTGGCCCACTCCGTTTCTCCGTTGTTCAGTTTTACACCTACGCCGATCACCTCAAAACGAGGATCACGGACGTAGGCTTCTGTTGTTATCTTACGCAGAGAATAGTCCCTGTCGTAGTAGGTTTCAAAATCTAACGTGATTAGGTCCATCAGCCCTTACTCACTATCTCACCACCACATGCCATGTAACCACATGCGTCCACCCAGTTGTCAGGGTGCTTCGGGTTTGACTTGATACGTGCAGCCTTGAGCAGGTTCATCATCACAGCCACATCAGTAGCATCGACTTTCACACCTAGATGTACAGACCAGTACGCACCGATAGTGTTGAAGTTATCCTCCATGTTGCCATGGTCAGCCGCACGATCTTTGGTGACGTATTCTTTGGCTGTGTCTAACACCTGACCACGCGTAACCTTCTTCGCTTCCTTCTCGAACACTTCTTTCGGTGTGCCGATCTTAGCCATCAGCGCGTGAACATAGTTGTAGGATGATTTAGTAGCCTTAGCGATTTCGCTTGTTGTGGCCTGTGGGTGTTTGATCCTATACGCCCAGATTTTATCCGCTTTACTCTTCTTAGTCATGTCGTTCTCCTAAACGATTATTGAGGTTTCTAGTCCGCCGCTTTTAAAAGCGTATTTTTATTTTCTTTTTGCGCCGCTGTGCAATGTATTCAAAAAGTTTTGGACTTAACTTTCTTTGCACAAGGTTTACATAGCCTTCGTTACTGGCTTGCATTGCAGGAGCGCGGTGCGTACCCCCTGCATATTCTCCTACATGATACACAATACTATCGCCGTACTGCGTGTTCTGTAGTGTATCTTCAAACACCTTACTGCCACGCTCGGCGGCTATGTTTATGACCCTACTCATATCTTCTTACCCGCCTTCCTTAGATCGCGGACAAACACATCAAGGTGTTCTCGTGCTACCCACAAATCTTGTTTTGCGTTGGGGTGTGCGTCCACACGATGCGCTTCATCCTGCGCCCTATCGACCTGCCTACGCAACCATTTCAGTTCGTTCTCTTGGAACGGCGTTAATTTATCATCATCCATGTCTGCCTCCATTGTTAAAGTGGTGCCCTGCGCTTGAACTCGCAGGGGCTAACCATATCGCGGTTTCTTCGATACGATCACAGAGGTTAAATATACCGCACTCTGGAGTGCATGGAGTTCCTCTGCTCGTACTGCTGTGGTTTTCGCGGGACAATGTCACTACCGCAACCCACTCACAGCTAGGGTTTACCGTCGATAACGGTGGCCCAACCTCTAAGGTCTTTTGCCACGTCATTCATATTCTCTTCATTGACCACCATGTCCAAACCACCTGCATCGCGTATCTCTTTCAGGTTCTTTTCCTGCAGAGGGGTGGGTTTGTTCTTGCCAGCCTTACATTCGATCCCAAAGAATAGGCCGCGGTAACACCCTATGATGTCAGGTACACCGCTTTTGCCATACCCGCCCGTAACTGGGTAGAAATAGTATGCGTGTAGCTCTTTTAGCTGTGACACAACTTTCTTTTTAACTTTTGCTTCGGGCGTCATTGTCGTTCTCCATTGATACCAGTACCCCCCAAGCGAGGAGCCGTGACCCCTCGCCATTTAGGGATTTCCCTAATTGTAGACCCAGAACAAGTACGGGCCTATCCGTGATCCCACGCCAGCCACATCATTTGGTGGGGGTGGAACCTCCAACATAGACAGCACCGCAAGGCGATCCTGCATCCAAGTCGGTAACTCGTCTACAGAATTGTAGTTATCCTTTACGGTTGTGTCAACACTTTCCATGCCAATACTTGTGATAGTGACCTGTTTAGTATCGTACGCTATGTTAACGCGGTAAGTAATACTTTTGGTTGCGTCCATGTTATAGCACCTTACCTGTAGAGGTAAAATGTGTGGTCATTGACCTTGTACCCAACCCCTTCGACAAAGTGCCCATCCTCGCACATACTTAGGGCGGCGCACCCATGTTGGATTTCCTCGGGCACTTCTTCCGCGCGGAACGTACACACGTTCTCGTGTTCGGGACGCCACGCCGTTATGTCTTTTACCGTGACACGCCCGACGACCTGTTTGCCCCACTGCTCGTGAACATGTATGAAGTCCATAGGCACAACCTCCTCGAAGTGTTTAAACCCATCCGCTGCCTCAAACATTGCACGAATGTCTGCGTCCAACGTCTTATCAATGAAGCTATGCCCTGCCTGTAGCATACTGCGAAGCTCTGACATCAGGCGGTTTGCGGCTTTCTCTTCGTCACCCCAGCTACGCCCGTTGAGACCTACAGCTTTCTTGGTTTCAGAATACTTGTCTTTGACCCTTACTCTTACGTTGCTAACTTCTTGTTTGACTTGTCGAGCAAACACGCAAGCGCACTCCGTTAGGCTGTAAGGTACGAGGTATCTCTTAGCATGTTTAATGGCGGTATCCATCTTCAACGCCATACGCATATTGTGTTGATCTCCATGCTCGGCGTATTTCATGTTCTCTATACCCCGCGCACAGACAACGTACTTGTCGTCACCATGCACACTGGTTGCGAAATCGCCATACCCTATGTACCCGATGGCCATGAGGTCGTTGTCACGGTAGACCCATGCGGTGTTACGGTCACGCGGTACGGTTTTCACGCGCATCGCACGTTCTACGGTTCGGGCAAACTCAAGTAACTGAGGGTTCTTTTGTTGCGTTTCGTCTAACAGCGCGGTGTTAGTTTCGTAAAATTCTTTAGCCTGTGCTACGGTTTTATGATCTAGTCCCATTATATCATCCTCTCACTTGTTTTGTAAAACCACAGACTTTGTTGATCTTACGGTTGAACTGTGCTTTGACAGCTTTCACATGTCTCTCGTCACTGTCAAACGTGTGACGCAGATGGTAGTCAGTCTCACCCATGATCCCGTACATCAGGTGCAGGCGTAAGTCGTGGTCAGGGTCATTTATTATCTTACGTGTAACCTCTGGGTGACCATCAAAACTACCGAGTGTACTCCATCCATAACCACCTAATTCGCTACGTATTTCCTCACGGATACGATTGCTATACTCGTAGTCCTTGGTAGGTAACAAAGGATACATGGTGAACGCCCAATCACGGAACTCAGCAATAGCATCCTTCATCTTGGCTTTGGCTTTCTTGTCCACGCGTACCTTGGGCGGAACAGGGAGCGACTTGCCACCGTCTACAAAAGATATTTTGTCGTCATCAACACGAAACGTCAGCGCCACACCATCATCACGGGATGTTAGATTTTTATTCCATTGGGTTCTATGCGCATCGTCAGGCAATGCCCACGCAGCTAACGTATTACTCTTGGCAAGATAATACTCCGTGGTGCCGTGACCCAACGATATAAAGTGTTTACCGTTACGAATGATGAACCGCATACCGTTCGGCAAGTGTCTGTCTAAGAAACTATACCGACCATTGTGTGCGCCTTGACCTGTACCGTTACGCACCTTGATTGTCGTCGTACCATCTCTATGCTTACGCCACACGATTGGTGCAAGGTTAACCATGTCTGCATCGGTTGGTTTACCTGTTTTACCACCGCAACCCCAACCCGTAAACACATCATCACCAGTGTGATACCCGTCTGTCAGCACGTAGCAGTTGTTGTTGATCTTTTTGATCCGCTCCCACTTGCGCGCGCGGTCACCAAGAGGACGCACGTTAGCATCACTGAGTTTACCACGTAACGGTTTAATAGCATCGTATGCTACCGCTACTCTATCAAAGGACGTTAGGTGTTTGTTTTGCCGATATAAGGCCATTGTCTTTCTCCAGTTTGTTTAGGGATTTCCCTAAATGATTGTTGCCAACACTGTTGGCGGGGTTTATAAACTTCAAGTGGGTGGCTCTCATCGCAACTGTTTATTGGTTTCGACGCTACCAAATGTGCCAACATTCACGGCCACCCACACGACCACCTCAAAATATGATACCTACAAGGGCCATCAGACCTGCACCACATATGAAGCCTACGACAGCGCCGACAGCGCCAGCGATCTCAATCTTCTTATCAATCTCCTCATCAGTCAAAAGTCTGGTTCTCCATGTTCATCAAGGTTTGGTTTCTTGAACGTGTAGTCACGCTTTATTTTTTCTGCTTCGTGACCAACAGCGGTGTTATTGTTACCTGTAGTTTTTACACCTAGTCGGTCCAACTCTGCTGATAACGTGTCAGGTAGATGGTCTAACATGTCAGCTCCCAAGATCGTATCTGTTGATGTAGCTAGTAATAGCTTGGTAACTCCTACCCATGGCCTTGGCGATGTCAGTGCGAGACATACCATCTTGCAGGTACGCCTCTATCTTCTTAGCCCTTGGCGGTAGTTCTTTCGTCCGCGGTGCGCCACTACGCTTCGGGGCATGACCCCACGTCTGACGTGCCACAGAGTTCTCAGCTCTTGCCAGCAGTTTCATTTGTTTGACCGTGTCATTCATCTTCATCCTCCCAATCACGTTCGATCTCACCAAGCCCTTTGCAGTTCTCGCACTCGACCCACACCTCGAACGGTTCTTGAATACCGCACACCCACTTAAATTCCTCACTTGGCACCTGTCCATGCCGCTCTGTGTCCTTACATTCGGGACACGCGATGAACGGGTTTTCCTGCGCGTCCATATACAATGCTTTTACTTTGCCCATTACAAATCCTCCGATTTTACATGTACCACCACGCCGTTGTCTGGCTTGGCGTTCTTGTTATCCAGTATCACCCACAACACAGGATGATCCCAATCACCCCAACCGCCGTACAAGTAACCATCTGTAAACACGATAGATGCTTGTGGTTTGATGTTATGCTCACGCAAGTACGCGGGTACACAACGTACATCAGTGCCGCCACCACCTACGGGTTTCGTCTTGGTTGCCACATCATTCAGTTCGTCGTTGGTATATTTCTCATACCCACGCACCTCGGTGTCCCAATAGCTTACGTGTAACTCGTCAGGTGTTACCGCGTCACAGATACCGACCAACTCACTAATCATCACCTGTTGCTCACGCTTGCCGATTGAACCAGACATGTCGTTGTGCTCTGCGATACATTTGACTTTCTCCGACACGCCGGAGGGCATGTAGATACCAGCTCCCATGAACCGTCTGTTGGGACGCTTCCATGTAGAGAAGTCCTTACCTGCGCATGTTGTGTGTATAAACTCACGCAACACCTCGCGCCAATCCACCTTGGGTTTCAGTAGCTCGTCGAGACTACGGCTTGCGCCATCACCGATCTTACCTGCGACCAGTGCGCCTTGACGGATAGCCTCGTCCACCTCACGTGCGATCTCGCGCTGCTCGTCGGGTGTCATGTCCTTGGCACCTTCCCAGTCATGTTGATCGAACCCTTGGGGATGTCCATCGTCTGGCTTACCACCCTGCGGCTGATCGTTGGCTGCATCAGGATCATAGATGTCCCAGAAGATTTTAGCCGTACCCCAACCCTTGTACTTAGGATCATGGCAACCACCCTCCGGCATCTTGACCCAACCATCTTGACCATACTCTTCGATGATCTTGCCATTGATGTCGTAGTCCATAGCGATGTTGGCCGTGCGACTGTCCAACTCCCACAGGTGTGCCCATGTTATCAGATGGCGATACATCTTGTGGAACACCTCGTGTATTATGACGAACCGCAGCTCTGCATCGTTCAATGAGTCAACGAACGCCCGTCCGTATAACTCGTCACGTCCATCGGTACAGGCTGTTGGCACCGTGTCGTCGATACTACGCTCACCGATCATCAGAAGCCCTGCGATCTCAGGTATGCGAGGCATGATGTCAACGACCGCTTTGGACAGCCGTTGCTCCTCTGTGATTTGTTTACCTATTGCTAACATTGTCATTCTCCATTTAGGGATTTCCCTAATTACTTTTTATCCGCTGCGAACATGTAGTTGTTCTGCATGGCCCACGCGGTGAACTTCTTGTTCTTCATCACCATCGACTGCTTGCTGTACTTGGGTGCGCGTACGCCGTTGGCGAACATACCCTGTGCCTCGACATCCAGACGTGGCATGTAGTCCATCCATGCGTTGAGCCAGTCAGCTTCGATAGACGCAAGTGTACGATAGACAACCATACATATACCCGCTGCACTGTCGGGAACCTTGGCGTTCGACGGATCATCCTTGATAGACTGTAGACTTGGCAGTTGGTCAGCCAGCTTCACAAACGCCATCAAGTCCATAGCACCGCGATCACCGAGAGTACCCATCAGCAGAGCCGTTAGCGTCTGGTCATCGAACGCATGACGTTGGTGTAATATGTCAGACGCAGCGTGTAACGTACGAGGAGTTACGAACGCTTTGCGCTGTTGCTTGGGGTGGAAGATGTACGGGTTCTCGTCGGGGTCTTTGATGTCCTCGAACGATGCGAACAGATGCGGGTTATCCTTGCACCAACCAAGCAGCGTGTGGTCAATGCCGTTGTTGATACCCCATTCGATCCACTCCATGTTGGTTGACTTGCGAACCTGTACGACGGACACACGGTTACGTGCATGTGGTGGTAACATGTCACCCACACCCTCAGACCCTTTGTTGGTCGTCGCATACACGATGCTGTCAGGATGCAGCTTGATGCTACCCACCGTACGTTCTTGCATAACGCGTAGCAGTGCGTTCTTAACAGCAGGGTTGGCCTTGCCTAGCTCGTCAATCATAAGGATGATCGGTTTACCCAAATGCGCACCCAATTCTTCGTTGGGCACAAAGGTCACAAAACCTTGCTCGTTCATCACCGCCATGTTGGGCAGGTTCAAGTCACCGATGTCTTTGGTGGTGCAGTCAAAGTAGCAGGGTGTGTGATCGGGTAGGTCATCTGCTAGTGTGTGTATGGTTGATGATTTGCCGTTACCCATGTCACCTTCCATGAGGATGGTACGTAGCTTACCCACTGCTTTGATCGCGGCGACACACTGTTCTAGGTCGAGGGCGTACATTTGTTGTGCGTTATTCATTGTCGTTCTCCAGTTTGTTTAGGGATTTCCCTAAATGGTTAAATCCAGTTGAAGGATACGGCTAGTATCCACAGTAGTATCAGGGCGACGATAGCCGCCCCAATGATCCAGTCTTGCCAGTCACCCCAGTCCATTACATATCCAGACTTGGCAGGGCTGCGATGGCAGCGGTGAGTTTTGTGCGCGTATCTTCGCGCAGTGTGGGGCTGTTCTTGATCTGGTCGAGGTTCAACCCATGCAATGCTTGCTCCAGTTGGCGGCGCATGGCTTCCATCTGGCTATCACCTGTCACGTTACACGTACCCAACATCTCGGTCAGCTCGATGGCCCTGTCGAACACACTGTCATACAGGCGGTTGCCCTTGCCTTCCTCGTTCACGTCGAGTTGCCGCGCAAGTGTGGTCAGGTTATCGTGCAGCTTGTGCCATATGTCATTCATCGCGGTCTTGATGGCTTGCGTGTAGTGGCTTTCGTACTGCGATTTGATCTGCGTCATGGCCTCGTTGCCAATGTCGATACGGAAGTCACCTGCATCAGGCAGTGGTACATAGGACATACGGAACCCGAACTTGTCATGTAGGCTGTCACGCGTTGGGTACTCGTCGCGGTTGAACATAGCGCCCAGCTTGGCTTGAGACTGCATGATCTTCCAGTCGTACACATTCAAGAACTCGTTGACCAACCGATAGAACTCTTGCTGTAGGTCGGTCATAACCTCGTTGTACTTGAAGTATTGCGCTGTGGTTAGCAGTCGGGAGCCATTGTCAGACCACGGCATGGTCATGCTGTAGTGTATGTTGCGTACGTTACCCGCGAACTTCTGGACGGCACGCAGCTCGTCGCAGTCACCTAGTAGGTTCTTAGTCACATTGGCCACGCCCTTGTCTGCTGCGTTCATGTTAGTGACATCATCCGATGCCTTGCGGTCTTTCTTACGGGCAGTCCAGACGGACGCGTTGAAGTCCACGATCATTGCCGCAGAACTGATTGATGGCGCTTGGGTGATGCAGTCACGTAACGTGCCCTTATCTACATCCCAATAGTCTTTTGCGAATTTTTCTGCTTCAGTCATTGTCTTTCTCCTGTTTGGTTTAGGGATTTCCCTAAATGGTTTGGGTTAGTCACTTTCAATTTTGATGTACTCGGACAAAGGTATAGCGTTGGTTACTTGGCCTGTGCGGTCACACTGCCAAACAATTAGTTTGTTACCTATCTCAAGTATGTGCATACCTTCCGTTGCACTGTAGTCCTTAGATTTAGTCGCGTGATCGACAGCATCATTGAGCGAAGCGAACTCGCCCTTGCAATCATCCATTCCGCCATACGGGTAGTATGTTGCCGATGTGAACAATAAAAACCGTTTAGTTATTGCCATACTACTGTATTGTTCCCACGCTTGGCATACGACACAATCAGCATCGTATTCTGGGCATCGTTCGCCGTAGTAATTTTTAATGGCCTCTTCGATCATTGTCTTACTCCTAACGTGTTTTCTGGTTGAGGCTGAGTAGATCAGCTTTGTTGGTTACGCGGGTGTAGCCTTGCTTGGGGAGCGGCACTACGCACCAGCTTGCACGTTGGCTTGCGGCTACAAGGTCGCCACACATCAGGCATACATTGTAACCAAGTCGGGCGCGGCTGATAGGGAACATCTCACCGCATGTGTTGCACTCGTTGTCATACATTGTCTTACTCCGGTTGATTTAGGGAATTCCCTAAATGGTTTTAGGTAGCGGGTGCTGCCTGTTGGTTGATTGAACGGATAGGGCGAACAGCCCCATCAAGCCTGCCGAAACGCTGACCATACATATAACATAACACAAGTATCGAGAAATGTCAATAGGTGTTTAGAACTATCGTGTGGTGGGTATACGTTGTATGTACCATCATGTACCACCACGTGTGGCTGTAAGCTACTGATATTAAAGGGATGTAGCAAAGTAACGCTTGTACCATAGTGATATGTCAAGATTCTTGAAAGGGTTTTTAGGGAAAAGACCCTCTCTTATACCCTTCAATAAAAGGTAGATATATATACTTATAAAAGTGGTACAAACGCTACATTGTTTTAATATCAGATACTTAGACCCCATTTGCAACGGTACACGGACGGTACAAATGATACATTGCTTTACTTTCAGACACTTAGGCTTTGCGCGAGGCGCACCGCTACTCAGATACTGGTATCAGATCATTTAGGGAAATCCCTAAACGTAGCGGGTAGTGCGCTAACCCCACTGGTACATGACATCCTATGGTGTGGCGCGGCGCTACTCAGCTACTGGTATCATATTATATGAGGAAATCCCTAAACAAAAAAAGACCCGCCGAAGCGGGCCGAGGAGGGCGTTATGGTATGAGCCTGTGTATATGTAGCACGTAACGTGCCAATGCGCAACAGGTAAGGCGCAACGCTACCGGGATACTGGTATCATAGGACATAAAAAAATGGGGTAGAGCCGAAGCCCTACCCCGTAAGATGTTAGCGTTTGATTGACAGTGTTTCCATTGCCGCGAGTATCGCCTTGCGTGTCGGCGTATAATCTTGGCCAAGCTCAACGCTGTTTTTCTCTACCCAATTCTTGACGTTGATTATGAGTTGATCGCGCATCTCGATGGTTGTCTTATCGGCAGGCTTTGGTTTGACCTTCGCGTTGCCATTTTCAACACTTTCAACTTTGGCCAGATTGCCGCCAGTCTTCGCGTATAGCGCAGGCTCTTGGCGCAGCATGAGCTGGTTCTTGAGATCCTTTATCTCTGCGCCAACTGCTGCGCTGTCATGGGCGCGTTTCTTGCTTTTCAACACGCCAGTAAAGAGTTGCACCAACTGCGCGCGGCTCTCTTTGGTGGCCGTTGACTTGCCAGAGGCAAGGTTGTTCTTGGTGGGTGCAACCGCATCCGTCCAGCGCATGTGCTGTTTTGCTATGTCCATGTGCTCTGCGAACTTGTCCTCTGCGCCAAAGCGGCCAGTATAGGCTTTCTTGATTGCGTCGATTGCGATCTCATTGATTGTAAGATTTGACATTGTTTTAGTCTCCA